TGGAGTTCAGACGTGTGCTCTTCCGATCTGTTTCAGACAAAGCAACGCTCATCTTTTTTTTGAATTCGTCTGATACCAAAGGATTGTTGCTTATTTCATCATAAAGACCCGAAAGGTAGTTTCGGTATAGCTCTTTTTGTTCATTTTGGTTGATCTCTCCGGCATAAAGCTGTTCCTGCAAGCCATGTTTGTAAGTATCCAATTGTTGTTCCAAACTACCCTCTAGCGATTTCTGACGCTCATTGTACTCTTTTTGGTTTTTAACGGAACATTCTTTTTCAAACTTATCACGCAAGATCATTATCTTATTCTGAATCTCTAATCGTTTTTTCTCTTCAAGACCCAAAATTTTTAACTTTTCATTCAATGATTGCTCTTCAAGATCACGACCAAACTGTTCATATTCCTCCTGGGTCATGTTGCGCTTTGACAAAAACTCATTCTGTAACTTCTCACGCTCCAACGCATATTTCTCCTCAATAGCTAGCAGTTCTTTCTCAATACGCTCTTTTTTGTCCTTTGCGTTCTCTGCCGAGCCACCTCCATTTACCACCACAGAAGGAGTAACAACCACCTCATCCAACTCATTAGCCGGCTTCTTTTTCGGTGTCCGAACCAAGTTGCCCAGCCTCTTCTGAACCGACTCTATCTTATCCGCATCACTCTTCACCGCTTTCACATAATCACGAAGAGCTTCTTTTGCCTCGGACAAATCACCCGTACCTATCTGCTTGTACTGTCTATGAATACTCTGAACAATGGATGTTGTCACGGTATCCACATCTTTGCCGGCAGCAATCATATCATCAACAAACCCCATCGTCTGTGAACGGATCATATCCGCCGTCGAGCCGGACAAAGAACCAGCCAGTACTTTTTGAAAATCTGCCAATGCCGAGGCACGGTCCTCTGTTGACTTCTCCAGTATCTCTGTCCGTTTGTTATCAATCATCTCTTGCGCTATCTTTTCAGAAATTGCGGAAGAAACCTCACTATACGCCGCCGCAATCTCCAACACCGTAGATTTTTCCGATAACAGATTAGACAAATACCCCCCATACTTTGAATTAAACTCCTTGACCAGCCTGAGACGCTCACCCGTTCCCTCATTTGTTTTTTTCAACTCCGCATAGAGTTTGTTCAATTCTGTCTGCTCCTTTATATTCGATTTCATAAAATCCCTTACAGCCTTGTCAGCCTCGGTGGTCTTGGTAGTAAGCTTGTAAATTCCGTAAGACAAAGCGGTCACAACAGTCAGAAGTGCTCCCAAAGGATGTAATTTCAGAATATTAAAAAATCTGACAAATGCATTTGCGGCTAAAGTAGTCCGACCTGCCAAAGCCGCCTTGGCGGATACTTGCAACCATGTGGAGGCGGTCACAGCCTTATTCCAGAACTGTTCTGTCTTTTGCATCAGAATATACTGCCCGGTCTCCGTTTTCATCTTATTCATCCAAAACCATTGCACTTTTTTAGCTGCTGTATATGAAATTATAACACCTACAGCCCATATCATATCCGCTCCGTATTCCTTAATAAAGTCAATCACCGAAGGTGCCACCTTAATAAGCTTTGTAGTCCACCCGGTCAGCATATTCAAAGACGGATTTAATCTCTCCATCAGTTCAATACCCGTCTCTCTCAGCTGATTCTTCAGCTGGGCCATTCTAGCTTCATTCGTCTCAGAATTGATCGCAGCCTGCTCCATAGCCACATTAGTCCCTGTCACTGCCCTGGTATAATAATCCACCTTGTCCGCACCCTCTATCAATGTCTGCGCCACAGTATAGGTTTCTGCCCCGAATCGTTTAACCACTTCGTCAACCGACAACTTTTGCAGGTTCTGCAGGGCGGTCTGAAGCCCTACTATTTTCGGATTCGTTTCATCTGCACCAGTTTGCAAACGCAAAAAGAACATCTTCAGTCCGGTACCCGCCACTTCATCTTTGATACCTTTTTCTGCGAGCGTCTCGATGCTACCGACCAATTGCTCAATAGGCACACCTGCTGCGGATGCGGACACACCTGCCTTGACAACAGCAGACGTAATACTCTGCACGGCCGCGGAACCGTATTTGGAACCTGCCGCCATCACATTGGTATAAACAGCCGCCCGGTCTGCGGATTCTCCATACTGGTTCATTGACAGCGTAACCGCATCAACCGCTTCTTTTAAATCCATCTTGGCAGCCTTGGACAAACGCATCGCCTCAATGGTCACGGCATTCAACGCCTCTTTATTACCCAACAAATCCGGTTTGGCAGACCCTACCAACATATATGCCTCAAGAATCTCTTTACTGGACTGGGTAACCCGAAGTCCGGACTTGTGCATCGAGGTAGACAATATCTCAGCCTGTCGGGCAAGCCACTGAATGGATGCGTCATCCAACCCGGTAAGAGCCTTCAGATTGGCAGCCGACGCTTCTTTATCATCACGGTCTTTGCGCATCTTGTTCAACGTCATGGAAATGCCGGTAATGGCAGCTATACCGGATGCCGCCAACGCTCCCCATTTGGCCAAGCCATTATTAAACCGGGTCAACCACCCCTCAGATTCTTTCATCTCATCATTTACTTTACGAATCTCCGCATTGACCAACTTGAGTTGTGCCTGGTACTTCTTCCATTCTTCAGAACCTCGGGCTATGTGACCGGAGTTCAATTTGGCATTGATATCTTTCAACAGCCGTCGAAGTTCTTTCGGAGTGGCCAAACCAATATTGTTCATAGCCGCATCGATATTCCGGGCATTATCCTTCATAGCGCGCAATGTTGTATTGGTCTCTTTCAGTTCTTTTTGTAACTGCTTGACCTTTTTGGTATCACCCGCATTTTGGGCTTCGACAATCCTGGCTTTTAAAGAGAGCGCATGTTGTTCCATCAACTGCATCTCCTTTCTAGCCTGCTCCCCATTCACCTGGAGTTCAACGGTCGCTTTTTCATGTATAGCCATCTTTTTTTAACTCAAAAATAAGGTTATAAAAACAGTCGGTAAAAGACAAAAAAGCCCCGACTTATCACAAGCCGGAGCAATCATAAAACAAGGTTATTCATTATGAGGAATCGTTATTGTGCCGTCGTTGGAACACTATTTGCATAACGATAATCAGTATAGTTGCACAAACACAAGCAAAGCCGATTTGTTCAGGCAATGTTGGCTCTTTTTTATCCTGTATGATTGATGATTGCTTTTTCTCATGGATATCAGAAGTAGTTCTCTTATCAGCCTTGACATTCGTAGTATCGGCCACCACCGACTGTCTATTTGTTTTTTGATTGAAATTTCCCTCTACCTGTCCATCTGCCAATAATGGAGACTGACCAGTCAGGCTGTCGGGCGGTTTTCTTGTATCATAAATACGGAAATCAATCACATAATTTCCTTCAGTGGCTATCAACTCCCTTAAAGAAGTAATAGAACTATGTATGACGTTAACAGATTCGCCGGCACTGTCTTTTCTAATTACTTCTATATCGGACTTGACGGCCTTATGCGAACTACCACAAGCAAACAGCAGGAACAGGCACATAAAGGGAGCCAGTAATATATGCCGGCTTATCCAGTTCATAATTCTAACCAACATAAGCGATATCATTGATACGGTTCATCCATCCTCTCTTAAATTTATTATTAGTCGGACGCTGACGACAAATATCCTCGATGAAATCAAACCGTGCAATTTTGATACGATCGAACAATTCACGAGGATTTTGCCTGTTTATCGCTTCAAGTGTCTTGGGACCTACAATGCCATCCACCTTAACACCAAGCAAGCGTTGAGGAATCTCAATTCCGTGCACACCGGATGCCCAGGCCCAATCAACCAATATATTAGCAACTGATTGCGATTTAATCTCGTCAGCTTTCCATCTGTCCCAATAATGCGGTTTAAGAACACGATTAACAACGTCCTCACGAGTAAGAAGATGTAGATCATCCACATCTATGTCACCGTCACCATCCTTGTCATAGCCGCACGATTTCCATGCGCCGATGGTCACACCCATATTGGTAGCCCCACCCAAATCATCAGGGTCATTCACAAAACCTCCCTCCCATTTTAGGATGAACGGTACAAGCTTTTTCACATCAGCCATTTTTATTTTCCTCCTTATCTTTTAATTTATCCACCAGATGGTTAAACTTGGTTGTTACATAAACTCCGATACCAAATATGCCTCCGGCATACATCAGGCATTGAGCAAAAAACCATAATACAGAGTCATGTATCTGCCCTGTAGGCGGTACAATAAAACCAGCGACAGACAATCCAACACCTGCCATCAACATACCTATTGCTGTACAAATCTGAACATCCTCTTTGGTATCCTTTTTCATATTTTACTAATTTTGATTCAAAGGAAAGACAGAAAATGAGCTTGTAAAAAGACAATAAAGAAATCAATATAAAAGAAGTTTTAGCGACAATAGATTATCGTAACGAACAGCAATGATGTAAACATTGTTATCCGTCTGATTGATTTCATATCTCATCTTGACAAAATTTCAGTCTATAAAGGTTAAGAAGCAGCTTGTCGAACAAACATAATACCTAATCAAGCAGGTAAAGCCAAGAGGATATATCTAAAAATATAAAACAGATAGGACTTATAGAGTTCTATCCGATTCTATATTTTTTTATCCATAGAACTGGAATCTTCATGATTTTGTTTTACAATTTCAAGTTGTCCACGATTATATTTCTTATTGGCTCTCATCAAATCCTTAATCATTGTTTCATCCATCACTTCGGAATAAATCTGTGTTGTTTTAACAGAAGTATGCCCCAACAAACGCTGAACAGTGGTAATCGGAACGCCTTGATGAACCAGCAGGGTGGCACAAGTATGCCGGGCAGTATGAAAAGTAAACTTCTTCTCTATTCCTGCTGAAACGGCCAGTTTTACAAGTATCCGGTTTGTTTCTGAATTACAACCTAACGCAGCCAATTTTTCAATATTGTCATACTTATGCAAAATTCTTAAAGCTTTGCCCGAGAACAAAATATAAAGCGGAATATTCAGTTTAACCCCAGTCTTCATACTGTTCAGACAAAGCCATTCATGCCCATCAATCATCACCAGATTCTTATAATCCAGATGGCAAAAATCTGAAAACCGCAGACCGACATAACAGCAAAACAGAAAGGCATCAAGTATATGCCGATGACTGTCATGTTTTTCATCAATCTTTAACCGCTCTAATTTCTTAAGTTCATCCGGTAACAGAAAATGATGATCTTTTTTCTCTTTCTTCAACTTGTATTTTTTAAAAGGATATGCTTCTTGTGTAATATATCCCTGATTGATAGCTTCGTTGACAAGCGTCCGTAATTGACGCATGTGCTTATGAATGGTATTCACCTGCAATCCTCTAATTCGAAGAAAATTTTCAAAATCTTTTAGGAAGGTATAAGTCAGATCTGAAAAGTCGATAATAGTACGAAATTCTCTCAACAATGTTACAGTAGTCATCATATTATCTTTTGTGCTTTGTCTGCGGTCCGAGCTCTCTATTACTATTTTAGCAAACTTGATAAATGACACGGAAGGGCGTATTCCTTTTCTGACTGCCTCCTTTAAAAGGGATAATGTCACTTCAACCCCTCGTTTCCAATATCCTAATTCTATGGCTTGCAGCTCTAATATATGTTCATATAGCATTGCGTTCAACTCATTTGACTGGGGATGGTTAATCACTTGCGCTCCCTCACGGCTCCAACATTCCGGCTTGAGGTAAACATTGGTCTTTAAATAAATTTTCCTTTGATTGAGATAAGCTTCAATTTGAACTAATGCTGTGCCTTGCTTATTCAACTTTTTTTGCCGGTTGAAAACCAACCTGTATCGTATCTTCTCTAGCATATTTTTATTTTAAATTTAGCAACAATCTACAACATAATCAAATTAGACAACATGAAATCTTATTTCTAGATCTGGGAGAACTGATGAATAGTTTGAAGCTGTTCCCGTTCATGAATAAAGGGAGATTAACAGGAACAGATGACTTAAATAATGTATTAACATCAGGAATCTATGAAATTAGTGCCCCTACAACAGGGGTACTAAATGGGAAAGATATTCAATACGGAATCTTAATAGTATTCTCAGCAGGACAAAGAATACAGTTATTAGGTAATGGCTTATACGGAAATGCATATTTTAGGACAGGTAGAGATAATGGAAGATGGTATGATTGGGTATCTATATATTGACATAAAATCTATTCGAAACGAGAGCTGGGAGAACTCATGAAAAATCTTGGATTATTGTCGTTTGTTAAATCAGGATTTTATTCAGGTGACTTGAATGAGCTGAAAGGGCTTGATGCGGAATATTCATTAGATAATAAATGCACGAATGGACCAAAAGATTACTTCATGAATTATGCCCATATATCAGTAAGACGACATAACGACCAAACGTGGCAGTTTATTTACAATTCAGATCAAATTGCTATGAAAAGGAATTATTATTATTCCCAAAGCGGGTATGAATGGAGTAATTGGGAAACCGTATCTTTAACATAAAAAAACGGGTGGTCCGGTACAAGCCGGTGCCACCCGATCCTGATATGCACAACGCCATGTGCGGTGCAAAGGTAATCCATGTTTCTAAGAAGCCAATACAAAAGACCTAAAATCTCCCCATTTCCCATTATAATTACGGCGGAAACCAACAATATCCTCACCTAGACGGAATGTCATTTGAATGACATATCCTTGTCCATCGTTAAAAACTATCATTATGGAATAATTTGAAACAACACTAATTCCGTCTCGTCCGAATACATGATACATTCCGCTTGCAGTTGCACTATTTACCTCTTCGTCTGTACTTAATATACCTTTGGGCATAAACGGGAACAGCTTCAAACTATTCATCAGTTCTCCCAGAAGTGGATTAATCAGGTGTAGGTGTAATTATTTCACCTGTAATATTGGAAAAATCAGAAAAGTCTATTGTTGAGAAATTCGGTCTTGTTCTTCTAACTAATGATACCTTATACGAAATAGAAGAATCATCCGACTTAGGTAATACATATAATTTACTATCCGCATATTTAAAATCGCACCAATTCTTTCCCATATATTTTATTTCTATATTTTTATCTCCTATAGGCATTGACATCACTCTATAAAATGCAGTATTAGCTCCTGAATAGATATATATTTCTATTAACGAAGAAGAAGTATATAAACCATTAGAATCAGCTTTATAGTCAATAATCAGACCTTTTCCTCTTGTTATATCAGTTACTACAAATATTTTACTCATTAATCCATTCTTATCTGCTGTGGCCGTACCTATTAGTTCTCCCAGATCGAAAGTATGGTGGAAATTTATGTAAAAGGAATGTCAACAGCATCAGACGGAAATGAATCTACCTCTGATATCGATGAATCAAGAACATAATTAGTGTACGATTCAATCGACGCATAATAGATATTAGCGTTTGGCACCATTATGTACACATATTTGTTCGAGTCAACTTTGAGATTTATCCAACTTTCTTTAGTACCCGCTGCTTTGACTTCGCCGGATAATGTCTTAAATATGCAAAAGTCTATTATCTTGCCACGTATGATGTCAGCACCACGGAATATTATCCCAACGTAGTTTGCTTGTAAATGGCCTATTTTATAGACTCGTCCACTACCAAACGAAATGCTTTGCAATCTATTCCGCATAATATTACCGCTCATCAACCCGCTTTTCCCAGAACTTGCTACAGGCAAAAGTTCTCCCAGGTCGGTCTTACGACTTGTT